ACGCTAGTAAAAACCCTGCAGACTTTCAAGTAAAGTTTGATGAGAACGATCTGTCAACTAAGTTTGGTAACTTTATAACAGACTATAGCATGGTTAAAAAAGCAGCGTTAGCAGAGGTTGCTGGTAGAACTTTTGCAGATGATTTTATGAGTCACCCAGATTTTGGCAAGTTTGGTGTTGACGCAGCGTCAGGTAATCTTATATACAGCTCTAATTCAGGCCTAGCAACGTATGACAAAGACGGTGTTACAGGTTTAAGCTCTGCAGAGTTAGCGGCTATACCTGAAGCAGATAAGAAAAAAGTTCTGCAAGAAATGATGAAAGAAGAGAACATAGATATATACAGGGCGTATTGGGGCGAGTGGGCTATGTTAAGAGCCAAAGGTAAAGTAAACAACGTTTACGATGCAACAGGCACAAAAGCTGTAACTAGCATTAATGTTACAGCACCTATAAGTAACAACGCTGGTCTAACAGGTAACGTTTTATAATATATATTAAATGGATACTAATACACAACAAGTATTACTAGATTTTGTAGCAACATCTAGAGCCGATGGTTTTAATGTAGATATGACATTAAATAAATTTCCTCAGCTTCAGTTAGTAGATCAGCAACTGCTGCTTGATTTTTTAGCTACATCAAGAGCTTACAACTACGACATGGACGCTGTGTTTAAAAAGTTTCCACAAATAACTGGTCAACTTGAAAAGCCAGAAGAGCCGGGAAAGACCGAGGGCCCAACGATATACCGCGGAACCCCGATCGTTGGGTCAGAACAAGGACCTTCAGCTACGGAAGAAGAGGTACAGGAGGAACAGCCAGATTATTTATCAATTCCTATAAAGGATAGAGATTATTCTAGCTTCGATACAGATGAAAAGAAGATCGAGCATCAATATAAAATTGAGGCAGAAAGAATTTTAACTAGCACTACAATTGATTATAGTAATAGTTTAGCAAAAGTTCCTGGCTATTCAATGGCCGCAACACTTCAGTATAACATTGACGTCGTTGCTAAAGCTATTAAAGACGGCACTTGGGACGGAGAAGACGTAGTATTTCAAGATCCAGACGATCCGTATATTCCTGAAGAGTTAAAAACAGATACTCAAAAGTCAGAAGAAAAAGTTGGTGCAGAAGGATCAGGACAAGGTTTTGGAGCGCAAGCTGAAGATGTAACATTACTTAACTTTGAAACTTTAACAGGCCAAGACGAAGATCTTGTGCTTAAAAAGTTTG